CTCGACATTTTTCGCGTTTACGGAAAAAACCATAGGATTTCGGTGTGAGCCAGAAGCGAAGATCAGATAGCAACAGCACGACGGCGGCTGTCGATGGCTTCAGGGGCGCGATCCAGAGCGTTCCGTTGCCGGAAGGCGTCCACCTTCGCAGTGACGATGAGGTGATCATTTGGGAGCAGTTCACGCGTGCGCGTGCGCGCGAGGATTGGCGCGACATGGACTTGTTATTGCTGGCAAAAGTCGTGCGCATGGAAGCCGACATCCGGCGGCATCAGGAAACGCTGGACCGATCTGGCGTGCTGATCCAGAACAAGCGCGGGACGCTGATCCCAAACCCGCTAATCGCTGTGATCGACACGCTGGAGCGTCGGCAGCTTGCGGTGATCCGCTCGATGTCTTTGAACCAGCAGGCCAGCGATCCTCGCACATTGAACGCGGCTGGCCAGAACGTAAACGCAAGCAGAAGCGTGATCGACTATCTCGCAGGGGATGACCTGATCGCTATGCCTGAGAGGAGGAACTGATGGAGTTTTACGAACACAAGGTTTTGGCCGTGGCCGACCTGATCCCGTATGCCTTGAACAGCCGCACGCACAGCGATGAGCAGGTAGCGCAGATCGCAGCCTCGATCCGCGAGTTCGGGTTCACTAATCCGGTGCTGGTTGATGAGCAAAACAACCTGATCGCTGGTCATGGTCGATTGATGGCCGCGCGGAAGTTGAAGATGGAGCATGTGCCTGCCGTCGTCGTGACTGGTCTGGATGATCGGCGGCGGCGTGCCTTGGTGATCGCTGACAACAAGCTGGCGCTGAACTCTGGCTGGGACATGGATGCTTTGAAAGTTGAACTGAAAGACCTCGGCGTAGACTTCGGTGGTCTTATTGGTTTCAGCGATGATGAACTCGTGGCTCTCATGGAGTCGCCAGAACTCGACGGAATGCCAGAGTTGTCGGACGGTGATCGGGAGCCGTTTCAACAGATGACATTCACGCTCCACGACGAGCAGGCGGAACAAGTGCGGGCGGCGATGAAAAAGGCGAAGGCAATGGGTGCTTTCGTCGACACCGGAAATGAAAACGGAAACGGCAACGCCTTGGCGCGCATCTGTGAGGTGTTCAATGGCATCGGCTAAGGATATCGTTGTTAAGCCCATAACTGCGAAGGCGGCGGCAGAAGTGGTGCGCCGGATCCATTACAGCGGGAAAACGGTCAACAACAGCCAGCTGCATTTTGGGGTCTTTCTTGACGGAAGGCTCGAGGGGGCAATGCAGTTTGGGCCTTCGCTCGATAAAAGGAAAACTCAACGTCTTGTTGAGGGAACGCTCTGGAATGGCTTCCTTGAGCTGAACCGTATGGCATTTTCTGAAACTCTACCCAGAAACAGCGAAAGCCGCGCCCTCGGCGTTGCGATGCGGCTGATCAAGAAGCACTATCCGCAAATAGAATGGATCATCAGCTTTTCAGATGGATCGCAGTGTGGTGACGGAACGATCTATCGCGCGAGCGGATTTTTTCTGACAGGCATAAAAGCAAACGATCAGATCATAGAATTTCCCGATGGATTGCGCGAAACTCGTCTTGTTCTGACCGACGCCCTACGCCCCCGCCGTCTTGAACTGGCAAAGCGCTACGGCGTTGAGGTCGGCGGCGGTTCAAGCTTAAAACAATTTTTGGAAATCGGCGCGAAGCCGGTAAAGGGCTTCCAGCTTCGCTACGTCTATTTCCTAAACATAGAAGCGCGCCAAAGATTGACCGTTCCGATCTTGCCATTCAGCAGAATTGACGAGATGGGCGCTGGCATGTATAAAGGCCAAGCGCGTGCGAAGCAGGCGATCACCGACGACCAGTCGGCAGAGCGGCAGGGCGGCACTGACCCGCACGCTCCAGAGGTTTCGACATGACACGCGGCCAGCGCGTCATCGCCTTTATCGAAACGCTTTGCCCGATCCCGGAGGGCAAGCACGTTGGCGCGCCGATGAAGCTGATGGATTTCCAGCGCAAGTTCATCTTGGATGTTTACGACAATCCGAAAGGCACCAGCCGCGCCTACTTGTCGGTCGGGCGGAAGAACGGGAAGTCCGCGCTGATCGCTGCGGTGTTGCTGGCACATCTTGTCGGGCCTGAAGCCAGAACGAACAGCCAGATCGTCAGCGGCGCTAGATCACGAGATCAGGCTTCGCTTGTCTTTAAGCTGGCGGAAAAAATGGTCAGGCTGTCGCCGCGCCTTTCGGCTGTCGTGAAGATCGTGCCGTCACAGAAATCGCTGATCGGCCTGCCGCGCAATGTGGAATACAAAGCCATCAGCGCGGAGGCTGGCACGGCGCATGGCCTGTCTCCGGTGCTGGCGATCCTTGATGAGGTCGGGCAGGTGCGAGGCCAGCAGGACGCCTTTATTGAAGCCATCGAGACGGCACAGGGTGCGCATGATGATCCGCTGTTGATCGCCATCAGCACGCAGGCGGCGACCGATGGCGATCTGTTCAGCATCTGGTTGGACGATGCGAAGAACGCCAAAGACCCGCGCATCGTTTGCCATCTCTATGCCGCGCCGGAAGACTGCGAGATCATGGACCGCGAGGCGTGGAAGGCAGCGAACCCGGCGCTGGGCCAGTTCCGCAGCCTGACCGACATCGAGGACTTCGCCAAGCAGGCGGCGCGGCTCCCGGCAAAGGAAAACAGCTTCCGCTGGCTTTACCTCAACCAGCGCATCGAAGCATCCAGCCCGTTCCTAAGCCGCAGCGAATGGGAAGCCAACGCTGGCGAGCCAGAGGTGACGCGCGGGATGCAGTGCTGGGCTGGGCTTGACCTATCGGCCAGCCGCGACTTGACCGCATTCGTCATGGCCTTCGATGACGGCGAGGCGTGGCACATCGTGCCGCAATTCTTTCTGCCCGCCGATGGCATCCGTGAGCGGGCCAAGATCGACAAGGTGCCTTATGACATCTGGGCGGATCAGGGCTTCCTGACGCTGATCGACGGGCCTGTGATCGTGCCTGCCATCGTGGCGCGGCATGTGGCCGAGGCTGCTGAGGAATACAACATCCAGATGCTGGCTTACGACCGCTGGCGGATCAATGACTTCCAGCGCGAACTGGATGCCATCGGCGCGACGATCCCAATGGCTCCGTTTGGTCAGGGCTTCAAGGATATGGCACCAGCCGTTGATCGCTTGGAGATAATGGTGGCAGAGCGGAAGCTGCGTCACGGCGGTCATCCGCTGCTGAACATGTGCGCTGCAAATGCAGTGGCGGTGCGCGATCCGGCGGGCAACCGTAAGCTGGACAAGGCCAAGTCAACGGGCAGGATCGACGGCTTGGTCGCATTGGCAATGGCACTCGGCGCGGCGTCCAGCGGGGAGGCAGCAACGCCTGCCAGCCCGTGGGAGGACGAAGGCTTTTCTTTGAGTGCCTGATGCGCTATCATCCCGCCAAACCATGCGCGTGGATTTGACCTGATGGGCATCTTTGATCGCTTCCGAAAGCCGGAAGTCCGCAATCTCGAAAACCCGTCGTCACCTGTTTCGGCGACGGATTTCTTGCAGAATATGGGCTGGGGCGATCCTGTCGCGTCATCCGGCGTCACAGTCACCATCGACAACGCGCTGGGCGTTCCTGCTGTCTGGTCGGCGGTCAACTTTCTTTCTGGCACCATCGCCGGCCTGCCGTTGCAAGTCTATCGCCGCACCGAGGAAGGGCGTGAGCGCGTGTCAGGCGGCGTTGCGCCGATCCTGAACGAAAACGCCAACGATGACATGTCCAGCTTCGAGTGGTTGAAATACACCTTCGAGCAGACGTTTACTGGTGGCCGTGGGATCACCTACATTGAGCGCAACAAGGATGGCGCGATCACGAACTTGTGGCCGCTTGATCCGACCAAGGTGCGTGTCGAGCGGATGCTGGACGGGCGCAAGCAGTATAAGACCAGCAACAGGGTCTACACATCCAAAGAGGTTATTGACATTCCGTTCATGCTGAAGGCCAACGGCACCGATGTGCGCGGGCCGATCATGACCAACAAGGATGCCATCAGCATGGCCATCGCTGCCAGCCGCTATGGCTCAAAGGCGTTCCAGAGCGGCGGCATCCCGCCTGCCGTGCTGCAAGGTCCATTCCAGAGCGCGGCTGGCGCTGTCCGGGCATCTGATGATGTAGCCAAGACGATGGCCAAGCTGGGGACGCAGGGCCGATCTGTGATGGCGCTCCCGATGGGGCATGAACTGAAATCAATCGGCTTCAACCCGGAACAGATGCAACTGATTGAATTGCAGCGGTTCAGCATCGAGCAGATCGCCCGCATCTATTCGCTGCCGCCAGTGTTCCTGCAAGACTTGACGCACGGCACGTTCAGCAACACCGAGCAGCAAGACCTGCATTTCGTGAAGCACACCATCAAGCGGTGGGTCGAACAGGCAGAGGCCGAGATCAACCTGAAACTGTTTGGCCGTGGTTCTGATCTGTATTCTGAGTTCAACGTGGACGGCCTGCTGCGCGGCGATTTCAAGACCCGGATGGAGGCGCACGCAACGTCGATCCAGAACGGCATCCGCACGCCAAACGAGGTGCGCGATATTGAAAACCTGCCGCCCATGCCGGAGGGCGGGAACCTGATGATCCAAGGCGCAACTGTGCCTATGGGATCGCAGCCGACGGTGCAGGCTGATGCCAGTTCCAACTGACGCGATGGCAGATGAGGCACAGCGCGGCCTTGATTGGCGGCGTGAGTTTGGCCGTGGCGGCACCGAGATCGGCATCGCACGCGCCCGTGATATCGTGAACAAGCGCGATCTTTCGATGGATACCGTGCGCCGCATGAAGGCTTACTTTGATCGGCACGAAGTTGACAAAGAGGCCGAAGGGTTTAGCCCCGGCGAAGATGGATACCCCAGCAACGGGCGGATCGCGTGGGCCTTGTGGGGCGGCGACGATGGCCGATCTTGGGCAAATAGGCTTGTTGAAAGTGAGGCTTCTAGCGATAGAAGCGAAACCGTGTTACATTCGGTCCAAATGAAGGAGGCCGAAATGGCTGATCGTGAAATTCGGGCGCGACTTGAAAACGCTGAAATCCGCGCGGATGATGGCGAAATCCGCGTTTCTGGATATGCCGCAGTGTTCGGTGAAGAGACCAATATCGGCGGCATGTTCACCGAGGTGATCGAGCGTGGCGCGTTCAAGAACGCCATTGCCCGTCAGGATGATGTCGTCTTTCTGATCAACCACGATGGCCTGCCTTTGGCCCGCACGCGGTCCGGCACGCTGAAACTGATCGAAGATGAGCGCGGTCTTTACATGGAAGCATCGCTTGACGGCGAAGACCCTGATGTGCGTTCCATCGTGCCGAAAATGAAGCGCGGCGATCTGGACAAGATGTCTTTCGCCTTCATCCCTGAACGTCAGGCATGGGACGACAGCGGCAAGATGCCGAAGCGCATGATCCAAGATGTCCGCCTTTACGATGTCAGCATCGTGACGACGCCTGCTTATGATGGCACCGCCATCGGCCTGCGGTCGCTGGAAAAGCACCGCGAGTCCCAGAAGCGCAGTCAAGCGGCTCGCCGTCTCCGCATGAAGGCAAAAGCCGCTGGCATTGAGGCCCGCAACGAATATCTCCAGCCAGCGGTTGACCCGTTTGCGGAAATCAATGCGGATGATGCTGCTCGCAACATGCAAAACGCGATTGAAAACTGGCACCTTGGGCCAGAGGCTGCATCAGAAGACCCGACTGCAAATGAGGATTTCTGGGCATCCATCGCTCAGGTTTGGTCGGTGAATGTGGCCGAGGC